TATATTAAGTCTATAGTTTATTCTACCCTTTACTATAGTACCGTCTTCTTTTTTGTAAGATCCAACCCTACTTTTTTTTCTAACAATTCCACCTAAAGAATGTACTATTTCGGCAACATCATCGGCTAATTTTTCAGACACTGTTGAGTATTCTGTCCCAGTAAAATTACCGTTTTTTGATTTCATACAGTGACCATCAGTATCCATAAGTCCTTGTAGAATAGAGAGTCTATCCTCTATTGAGGAATATTTATAGATATCAGGAATAAATTTAGAGTATGATAATTTACCATTTAAACCTAATGATGTAATTTCTTTTTTAATGGTATTAATTAAATTGATTCTATTACCATTTTGTTCTTTACCCTCATTAATAAATTGATTAGTAAATATTTCATCAAAATCATTTCCGTCTAATAAAATTCTAATATAACCTGAATTAGATATATGGCCATCACCAATGATAACACCTAACAAATATGGGTCAATAGGTAATTTATCATCATTACTAAATTGGATTGTCTTCACTATAGGTATTTGCCACTTATTTTGACCATTATTAGTTTTATAATAAGTTTTAAATTTATAAGATCTTTTTTTATTCCACCCTTTACCATACTGTTCTAACTCTAATTTTTCATCAATCATTTGTTCAACACTTAGTGTGTGATACTTATTTTCTTTATTTTTAGAGTTTTCTCCACTATTATTACTACTTACAGTCCATAAATGTTCTTTACAACATAACGTAGAATACCCATCATTAAATGTTACCCTATATAAATCCTTAACCCCTTGTGGGTATACCGCCTCAACTAAAGTAGGTTTTCCATCAGAACCGATAACATAATCACCTGATTTTATATTACCTATTTTTTCTCTTCCATAGGGTGTAAATACTTCAGAATTAACACACTGGGCTTTACCTAAACCCATGTCGTCCGCCAAAATACACTTTTTCTTCTTCATTAAGAACTTAATCCCATCCTCTTGATGTTTAAATGCCTTCCACCCTCTTTTATCTAATTTTTGATACTTATCAAAATCAATATCGATTTCTAATTCTTCATAATGAATATCATCTAATATTTGTGTTTTAGGTATCCATAATAATTTAACATCCTTTTGGTTTTTATATAACTTACATATAACGTGTATCGCTTTCTCCGATTCCGCCAATAAAGTTTCTAGAAATATTTTTTTAGGTGTTATTTTTAATTTGTGTTCTTCTTGTAATTCTTCAGAAAAATAATTAGTTAATTCTATAACTTTATTTAATACCTTTGGTTCAAAGGTAAAATAATTTTTTACATAGTTTGACTGATTATTAGTAAGAAAATATTTTTTTTCGGTTTCTTTTTTTTTGCGCATGTAGTTAATATAAGGGTTTTTACCCTCATATGTCATAAGTAAATCTTCACTATCGAGATTTTTAATATCCTTAACATCCAACATAATTACAATAATAAGGATTTTTTTCTTAAAAATAAATATTTATCTATAAAAGATATATGACACAACCAAAAAGAGTACCGATTGAGAGGTTAAATAAGTTTTACTCTCAAGAAGATTTTGAGTTAGACATCGATTTTGGTAGGGAATGGTTAGAGGGTGACATTAACATTAAAGTTATTCTCTATAGGGTAGACAGGACTGAAACCACCAATGACGATATATATGGTGAAACAGGTAAGGGTGAGATAAGATTTAAACCACCTATAGAAATTCCTGTGAATTTTAATTACGCAGCACCAACAAACAAAAACTACAACTCTGATGGTTCATTGAGATATTTAGAGAGAGGTAATATTACTATAGGTGTATATCAAGATCAATTAGATGAATTAGGTATTGATATTAGTTATGGTGATTATATTGGTTATCCTGAAACAGAAACAAAGACAAACTACTTTACTGTTTCTAATGATGGTAAAATATTTGCGGATAACGCACATACAATAGTAGGGTATAAAGGGTTCTATAGAACTATTACTTGTGTACCTACTGATTTAGATGAATTTGACGGAAGATAATTATGGGATTACCAAAGAACTATAGAAAAGATTTAAAAATAACTCCACATAAACAAGGGTTCGAACAAAGACAAAGTATCTTAGATGATATTGCGAATAAAGGTACCTATCTACCAAAAGGGATTCTTCATGAAGATATGGACGAGGAACTACTTAACTATGTCAACAACGAAATTGATTTAACGTTGTCAGGTGAAAAAGTACCTGTAATATTCTTAAGTGCGCAAAGATGGGCGGAGTTTAGTAAAACTTGGCAATATTCTGATATCGATAAAAATATTAAACTACCTTTTATAACTGTAGTTAGAAAACCTGACGCACAACAAGGAACAAATTACGCAGGATCTTTTAATATTCCGGGTAGACCAACATTTACATATATGAAAATTCCCACATGGGATGGTAATAGAAAGGGTTACGATATCTATAAAATACCACAACCCATATCTGTTGACATTATGTATGAAGTTAGATTATTCTGTAATAGAATGAGAGACTTAAATAAAATGAACAGTAAAATGTTGGGTTCATTTTCTTCGTTAGAAAAATATATTAGAGTAAATGGTCACCCCATACCACTTATTTTAGATAGTATAGGTGATGAAAGTCAAATCACTAATTTAGATGAAAGAAAATATTATGTCCAATTATTCACTATAAAAATGATGGGTTATCTCTTAGATGAAGATGACTTTGTTGTCACACCTGCAGTTAGTAGAGGTATTCAATTTTATGAGATTAGTGAAGAATTATATCGGGCACCATATCAAATTAATGTTGATAAACAAAATAAGACTATTTGTTTAAATATAATATTTAATAGGGGTGTTAGTAGTGTTATTCTACCAATAGAAATTGATGCGACTTATTCTGATTCTAACTTCACTAACGCGAATTCTTTAATATTTAAAATTAATGGTGTTACTAAAACATTACCATTTTCAGTTAGTAATGGTGATGAATTATACATTAAAGTAAATAAGACGGATGTTAGTTTATCATCTGATGTAGAGATAATCGGTACAATATTATGAGTAATTGCGACAATTCTAACATAAAAAAAAATTATATAGTTACAAGTACTGAAATAGATATTTTAAGTGCGTGTACTGGATTTTATACCAATAATATTTATTCATGTAGTGGTGATACCATAACGATAGAAAGTGATATATTATCTACTAACACAATTAATTCGTCTGTAATTTTAAGTGGTGGTACTAATTTATTAGATATTTTTGGGGGTTCAGGTGCAAACACCTTCATCACAGGATTTACATATGACAACTCAAATAATTTAAGTATTGAAAGAAATGATGACGTTTCTTTTAATGTTAACATAAGTGAATTTAGTGGTATTACAATTAATGGTATTTTAAGTGCGTGTACCGGTATTAATACATCTAATTTATATGGATGTTCACCGATTACAATACATGATGATTTATTACCTTTAAATGACGGTAGTTCCGATTTAGGGACACCAATTAAAAGGTTTAGAGATATAAACACAATTAGTGGGACTTCCACAGTGTGGACATCATCCAGTAAAATTACAACGCCGGAAATTGATTTAGGGGTAGATAGTTCTGGAAACACTAGATTAATTACCGCAGACAATTCTATTATAAATAACGATGTTTTATATGGAGGTGTATATTAAATAATTTTTTTAATAAATTACAATATTTATAAATAAAAACAAAAAATGGCAATAAGAAGTACAACACACATTTTAAAAAATTCGGATATAGTAAATCGACCGTTACCTGCGTCTTTATTAAAAGGTGAACCAATAGTAAATACTGCAGATGGTATTATGTTATTTTCAGGTGTAACACAATCAACATCTGAATGGACACCCGCAGGAACAGGAACAACATCTAACTTTTTCGAAGTAGGTTCAAACCTTTATGATTTAAGGTTAAGAAATAAAATCACACACTATAATGATTTAACAAACTTAACAGGTAAATTCTTATCGGGTACCACAAATGGTTTCGAATTGGCAAATATTTCGGATATCTCAGGTGTTGATACTTTTGTAACAGGATTTACTTATGATGATGTAAATACATTTACAATATCTAGAAATCAGGGACTACCCGATTTAACATCAACCATTAGTGTATTATCAGGTATAACTTATTATGGTGATGGTACGGGTTTAACCAATATACCAATTTCTGGTGTAGTTAATTTACAAACAGAGTTAGATAGTAAGGTTGAGAACGGTGTTAATTCAGGTGGTGGTGAAGAAATATTTAGTGGTAAATCAGGTACTGACTTATATTTTAGAACACTAAGTGGTGGTTCTAACACAACTATTAGTACTATTGGAGATATAGTTCGGGTAGATGTGTCTATTCCTGCCTCTACAAACACATTTGTAACTGGCGGTACATATAGTGACGTGACTGATACTATAACATTAACTAGAAATGATGCAGTTACTGTTGATATTACTGGAGTTTCAAACACATTTACAACTGGTGGTACTTATAACGTTGGTACAACATCTATAGACTTTGATAAAAATGATGGTACTACTTATAGCGTAGACTTATCTAATATCGATGTTAACGATACTTTCGTAACGGGATTTACTTACAACTCAATTAATAACACATTCACCATTTTAAGGAATGAAGGTGAACCTGATTTAACCGCATCTATCGATACCGTATCAGGGTTAACTATTTCAAACTTAACCGCAGGTAGAGTAGTTTATGTTGGAACAGGTGGAGTATTAACTGATGAAGCTGGATTTACATATGATGCTTCTACAAATATATTCTCAGTTCCATCTGATGGTACTGTTAATGTTGGTACTGGTGGTTTAAATGTTGGTGGTGATGCAATTATTCAAGGTTCATTAACAGTATTTGGTCCGAGTATATCCGCCTTTACTAGTGAATTATACGTAGAAGACCCAAATATTATACTTAATTATAACCCAACAGGAAATTCGATTACTACGTCAGTTGGTGCTGGTTGGACTATTCAAGACGGTAATGGTATTGTTTCTGGAGATGTTAACTTAGATATTATTAGACTTCAAAACCTTACGGGTCTTACTGCAACACAAGTTCCAAATGTTTCTGAATACTCAGGAGGTGCGACTGGATACATAAACAGAGGTTGGATTACACAGTTGAATGATATTGTTATCAGAAGTACTGATGTTTCCGATGGTGGTTCACTAGGTGATATCAATGGCGTAAGGGTACTTGGGGAATTTGACACGTTAGATGGGGGTAATTATTGATGGTGGTTATTACTAATTTTTGATAATTATGTGATATTTATTAAGGGGTGACAATTGTCTCTCCTTAATTATTTGTGAATTACCCACTCACGATAAATTGATGGGATGGTAATTCACATGAGAATGGAATAAATAATAAAAAAAAGGAGGTTAGACTTCCCATTTTTATTACTTTTAATATTTATATATAAAGTTATATAACTTTTAAATAAAAAAGGCTCTAAATAGAGTAATAGAATAGTCATAGATATGGCAAATAGAAAAAACACATTTCTTTTAAAGAGATCTAATGTTGTTAATAAAGCACCCTCATTAGGTGATATACAACTAGGAGAAATAGCTTTAAATACTGCAGATGCAAAACTTTTTTCCACCTACACAGGCGGTTTAACTGGTGCAACAGAAATTAGAGAGATAGGTTGGGATAGATTATCCACTATTTCGGGTGGAACAGTCAATGGTGATGTCATTATTAATGCCGACCTAACTGTTACTGGTGATACACAATTAGTTAATGTTTCTGGAACTTCTTTTTACACTGATTACATAGATTTTAACAACACATTATCCCCATTACCAACAGACATAGAAGGTAGGATTTACTGGGATGACGATAATGGTTCACTTACACTAGGAATGCATGGTGGGCAAGTTCTACAACAAATAGGTTTAGAACAATACTACTATATTAAAAACCAAAGTGGGTCAACGATTTCCAATGGTAGAGTTGTTAGGTCGGCAGGTACATTAGGTTCATCAGGTAGAATATTGGGTGAATATATGATTGCAGATGGTACCATACCCGCAAATTTTACTTTGGGTGTGGCAACTGAAGATATTGTCGATGGTGATGATGGATATGTAACAAATTTTGGTTTAGTTAGGAATATAAATACGACCGGCTCACTTTATGGTGAAACCTGGAGTGGTGGTACAATTCTTTATGTTTCACCTACAATTCCCGGTGGTTTAACAAGTGTAGAACCAAGCGCACCTGATTTAAAAATAGAAATGGCGATTGTAATTAAAGCACATTCCAATGGTTCAATTTTCGTAAGACCAACCATTTATCCACATTTATATGATTTACAAGAAATAAATTATTCTGCTGGTACCGAAACCAATTTGGATATTTTACAATGGAATGATTCTAACCAAACTTGGGATAAAACAAATACACCTTCATTTAGTGGTTTAACAATATATAATAATATTAACCACTTAGGTAATTACATTTTAGATGGTAATATTTCACAAACAGGAGATTATAGTGTGACAGGTGATACATCAATTAATGGTAATTTAGATGTTACTGATACAGTAAATATAGGTACTTTGGGGACAGGAACCTCTGTTAATACATTGGGAATAGATTCTAACGGTTATGTTGTTAGTGCAACAACAAAAAATATTGTTGAAATAATGTACTTTAATACAAATTCCACAAATCTATCCGATAACACAAATTACACTTTTACCACCAACACATCTTTAACAAGTGGCAGTATTAATACAACCCCAGGAATTCCTCTACCTATAGGAACTATAGTTGGGTGGAGATTATCAACTTATTGGGCATCTGCCCCAGTTGGTTCAAGTGAAACCGGCACTTTAAAATTATACTGGGGTTCTGGTCCAAGTGATGTGACTTTAAGTAATGCCATAACATGGGACGGTAACAGAACAGCCGTTTTTAGTGGTACTTTATCACAAGCTATAAGTGCAGTTGAGCCTAGTTGGGCTTTTGTGACTACACCAACTTTTGTAACTAATCCTCAAGGTGTTAAAATGGTCTTAATTATACAAATGGAAATATGATAACAATATACAGACACAAATTACAAGGAAATGGTACTTCTAGTTGGGTTGTAGATGTGCATGATGCCGCAACAGAACAAGAAGCCACATCACAAAATCGTATATCTCGAGAACTTGTTTTTGTAAATCCATTGGCACTAGTGAAACCCGAAGTTTGGACTGTAGAATTAATAGATGCTCAAAGTGTTGATTTTTATGCCCCATATAATTTAATTATATCATCTAGTAGCAATGTTTTAAATTCTCCAACCATTCAAATAAAAGATGATAACGTTACATATCAATTTGGAAACAACATATCCGCTGGAAGCAAAATAACAGTTAACTCAAGCACAGCATCAGTTATAAACTTAAATATTCTGAGATAATTATGACACTACAAACACGATATATAAAAGCTGTAGCAGCTGGTGAAGGAAGTACTCCACTCAACACCTCAAATTTATTTAAAACTGGGGCTAATACTTCTTATACGGCTAAAGATGATGGAAATTTACAACGAGGTAGAGGAGTTGATTTTTTTACATTAAGTTTTAATAATGGATTTGGTAACACCATAAGATTTACAGATGATACTGGAAATCAAACCTATACTAGCCTAGTTGTTGTAGATTGGTCTACATGGAATCAAGTTGATAGTACTGTTTTAGCTTATTATAAAACACCACTAAACTCCTTCGCACTAACCACACAATTATCTGGACAACCATACACACGAAACTCATTAAGTGGTTGGTATGTTTGCAATCTAAACGAACTTCACAATATTCGTAATTGGTCAGTTTATAGAAATCCTTTTAACTACACCCCCTTTAATTATAATATGGTACTTACTGCTGATTCTATTTGGAGTAGTACAGTAGAAGGATCTACAGTTGGGTTTTTCCATGCACAGACTACAATTAACGTAGGAACTTCCGGGGGTGCTCGTAGAGCCTTTATATGTAGAACATACACACTTGCAGAATTAGGATTATAAAATTAAAACACAACTATGAAATACAAATTTGAAAACCACAATATTGAATTCGAAAATCCCCAAATTGAAATCCAAAACGATGGTATAATATTAATGCCAAGTCAAATGGAGATTTCTGTTAACTTAATTCTTAAAGTTAACGGATGCAAATATGGAGTTACATTAGAAAATGTTAAGGTAGATAACTTTAATTACGACATAGATTCTTTAAATGAAAAAGTAATGGTTAGACTACAAGATTTTTTGGTTGTTGAACAGTAAAACAATATTACGGTCGCACCAAATTAACGATAGAACAAATACGACAACTAAAGAATATTTATGGGGATTAATTAATTTCATCCCCATAAATATCTGTCTTAGGTTTACATTTTTCTCTAATCAATTTTTCCACAAATGCAAACATTTTAAGACCATTCTTTTCGCAATACTCTTTTAGTAGTTTATGTGTCTGTGACGTTATTTTTAAGTTTTTGTCTCTTTTCATATTGATAAATATGTAAGTATGACAAAAGTATGACAAAATTCATACTATTTTTTGTTGTAAAACAACAAAAATAATTTTTTCAAAAAAATCTGCATATTTATTATAAAAAGAAATTAATAATAAATATTTAAAAAATAAAATTAAATGGCATCAACAGACAGAATTTTTGTAAGTCCCGGAGTATTCACATCAGAAAAGGACTTAACATTCGTAACGAGACAAGTCGGTGTAACAACATTAGGATTGTTAGGGGAAGTCCCTAAAGGTCCTGCGTTTGAACCGGTATTTGTTTCTAACTATGGTGAATTTATAAGTTATTTTGGAGGACTTAATCCTGAAAAATTTAAGGGTAGTGGTTTTCACAAATACGAATTAAATTATATCGCTAAATCATTTTTAACCCAAACCAACCAATTGTATGTAAGTAGAGTTTTAGGTTTATCTGGTTATGATGCGGGTAATGCGTGGTCAATCACATTGGATTCCGCTGAGGATCCTAATACGGTAGGTAGTGCATCTACAGTTACAGGTACGTTATTAACATATACCGCTAAAACAACAGGTAATCCAGTTACATTAAGTTGGAATAACGCTAACTTAGAGGCATTATATAATGACGGTCAATTTTCACTATCAACATTAGGATTATTAAATACTGGACAGACTATTTCAATATCTAACCCAATATATGTTAAAACAGGATGTGACTTTAGTGGGGCAACTTTCGATATGGAAGTTATTGCCACAGGAACTAGTGGTGGATTTGTAACGGGTGTGACTAGTGGTACTGTAGTTAGTTATACCGCAACTTGTTTAACGGACATTGATGGTAGTGTTATTACAACATTGAGATCAAGAGGTGATTATGACGCAAATGAAGAATTAGTATTTGATGTTACAGGTGCAACTGACGCAGTTATGAGTAACACATCGAGTATTAAATCTAACGCATTGGCGTCATTCACAATTAATGGTACTGCAAGTAATGGTAATACATTTAGTTATGATGTATCAATGGATAGAACTAAAAAGAATTTTTTACCTAGAGTATTTGGTAGTTCAACACAAGATAAAGAAACAGAATTATGGGTTGAGGAAATCTATACAAACGTATTGGAGGACTTAATTGGAAAAAGTCAAGTTAGAGGTTTAGATGTAACTTTCAATAGTATTTCAGGAACGTCAACAAATAACTTATCAAACTATAAAGAACAATGGAAATCTGCTGTATCACCTTGGGTTCTTTCAGAATTAAAAGGTACTGGTACCGGCGCAACATTACAAAGACTTTTTAGATTTGTAACTATTTCTGATGGTAATGCGGCTAATCAAGATGTTAAATTCTCAATTGTCAATATACAACCTGATAATAAAACATTTGATTTGTTAGTTAGAAATTTTAACGATACAGACGCCAACCCATCTGTAATCGAAAAATTCTCTTCGTTGAATTTAGATGTTAATACAACAGGATTCATTGGGAGGAAAATAGGTACTAACGACGGGGAATACCCATTAAGAAGTAAGTACATAATGGTTGAGTTCTACGATAATGACATACAATCTTCATATTTAGATGATCCTGATTTAGTTAATCACTTTCCTGCGGGATTTGAGGGTGTATTAAATAGAACTTACATTGGAACTAGAACTTCATTATCACCTAAGATTGAATACAAAACAGAATATACAGATTTTAATACTTCTAAATTAAGAAAAACTTATTTAGGGTTAAATAGTGATATCGGAGTAGATCAAGACTTCTTCGATTATAAAGGTAAAAACGCAGTTAACAACGGAGTATTCACAGGCAAAACTGATGGATTCCACTTAGATGTAAACGCAAATGGTGCGACAGTTGATTTAGGAAATAATAGTTATGTTCCTACACTACAAGTTGGTGTGTCAGCGTTCACATCAGACGCAGGATTAGTAGGTGGACCTTATGAGAAGTTAGCGTCAAGAAAATTCACATTCACATCATTCGGTGGATGGGATGGATGGGATGAGTATAGAACTCAAAGAACTAATGGTGACTCTTATACTAAGACAGGAACCAAAGGTTCTATAGGTTTAACAAACGGAACGTTCTCTACTTATGTAACATCTGAAGGTGATGATGGAATTACTTCTGACTACTACGCATACTTAGATGGTATTTACACTTTTAACAATCCTGAAGCGGTTAATATTAACGTATTCGCAACACCAGGTATTGATTTAAGAGACAATATCAGTTTGATTGAAAATGCGGTAGATATGGTAGAAGTTGATAGAGCGGATTCACTATATGTAATCACAACACCCGATACTGATGCAGATGGAATTGCGATAACTCCATCAGAAGCGGTAGACATTATAGAAGATTCGGGAATCGATTCTAATTATTCTGCCACATACTGGCCATGGTTACAGATGAATGATACTGAAAATAACAGATATGTATGGTTACCACCGACATTAGAAGTTATGAGAAACATCGCCCTTACGGATAACGTAGCGTTCCCTTGGTTCGCAGCGGCAGGTTTAAATAGAGGAACTACAAACGCAATCAAAGCGAGAGTGAAACTTAAATTAGATGAAAGAGATGACTTATACGAAGGTAGAATTAACCCAATGGCGACATTCTCAGACGTAGGAGTTGTAATATTTGGTAATAAAACTTTACAAGTTAAAGAAACCGCACTTAACAGAATCAATGTTAGAAGATTGTTGTTACAGGCGAGAAAACTTATTTCAGCGGTGTCAATCAGATTGTTATTCGAACAAAATGATGATGTTGTAAGAAATCAGTTTTTAAGTTTGGTTAACCCAATATTGGATAACATTAGAAAAGAGAGAGGTTTAACTGACTTTAGAGTTGTATTAGATGACACACCAGAGTCTATTGATAGAAACGAACTTAATGGTAGAATCTTTATTAAACCAACAAGATCGTTAGAATTCATTTCAATTGAGTTCAACATCACCAACACTGGAGCATCTTTCGATGATATTTAATAATAAATTATAATAATGGGTGGGTAACCACCCATTATTTTTAATAAAATAAAAAATCATGAAAATTAAGAAAAATGGTAAGGTGATTACTTTAACAGAATCTGATTTAATCAGAATTGTTAAGAAATTAATGGTAGAACAAAATAATAATGGTTTAACGACATTGACTAAAATAGAGGATGATATAAAAACCAACCCTGAAAGTGTTAATAAAGGTTTATTATCTCCATCATCAGGGTTGATGATAACAAGTGATAATGGGTGGAAAGTTTATGAAAAAGGTAATATAAAAGGGATTACTCGAAGTTTTGTGGGGAAACATTCGGGTAGTCCCCTAAATTTAGGTGATGTTAATACATCCATTCAAATATCCTCACAAAACAATGGAACAATTAGTATATCAATTCAGATGAAGGGAAAGAGTAAAAATATTACTTTAGGAAATGAGGTTAAAACCCTTAACGAATTAAACAAATCAATTTTAGAGAAATTAAGTAGTGACGAAAAGCAAATGTTTGGGTTTGATACCCCAAAGTTGTCTAAAAACAGTAAATAAAAAAATATAAAATTAAAAATTATGAAAATAAAGAAGGATGGAAAAGTGATTAATCTGACGGAATCAGATTTAAAAAGAATTGTAAAAGAACAAAGTAGTGAATCTTTAAAAATGCAAGGTGTTGACGCAGATGATTCACATATGGAACGTATTACCGATTTAGAGTTTAGAGTTGGTAAAATAGAAAAAATGATGAAGGGGAAATAAAAACGTTTCGAAAAAAATAATTTTAATATTCTAAACCTATCGAATTCGATAGGTTTTTTTATTTTATACGAATATTTATATTGTATGAATATTAAACTTACAGAGTCACAATATAAACTATTAAAAGAGTTTAAGAAAAAAGCGTATTCTTTTGATTGGGATGATAACATATTGATTATGCCCACAATAATACATTTGGATTATAGAGTTGGTAATACGGACACATATGTACCGGTTTCAGTTTCCACAGAACAATTTAGAAATGTTAGACATAAATTAGGTAATGAGTTTAGATATCTTAATAATGATATCACACAATCATTTAAAGATTTCAGAGATTATGACGCATTTATAGAAGACACAAAAAAGGCGTTATATCAAAATAAAATCGGACCTAGTTTTCAAAAATTTAAAGAGTCGTTAATAAGTGGTAGTGACTTTTCTATAATCACCGCCAGATCCAATCCACCACAGGCGATTAAAGAAGGTATTAAAGTAATTATAAATAATGCGTTTAGTAATGTGGAAAGAGAAGAGATGGAAAAGAATCTTAATGGTTTATCTATAGATGAGTATTTAAATCTACAAGATTATCATCCTGTATCTTCATCAGAGTTCGCCAAACAATTCGGATTAGAAAGTGTGTCAACTAGTCCCGAAGAAGGAAAAAAGATTGCTTTTAAGAGTTTTGTAGATAGAGTGGTACAACAAATATCGAATATAAAAGATGATGGAGAATTTGAGGGTATTAGTGTTGGATTTAGTGACGATGATTTAGAAAATGTAGAAGTAGTAGAAGATTTAATTAGAGATGAATTACAAGTCTTGTATCCCGAAATTAATTTTATCGTATATGATACTTCAGACCCAAAAGACACAAAAAAGAAAAGGATTATTATAAAAAAATAGAATAAACCAAATTACCACAATCATATATTCTATTATAACCTCTTTCAAACATAATTTCTTGTTCAGTTTTATTGGAATCAAAACCTTCTGAAACTAATATATCTTTTCTAAATTTATATCTATGTTCTCTTTTTTTGTTGACTACATAATGATAGTTTGGTTTAGATGTATTTTTATAAACAAAACCTAATTTATTATATAGATTACCATCACTCCATCTTATATCTGCATAACTAGTAATATTCGTTGGGTTATTCTCTTTAATAAAATGTTTTAATAATTTAGACGGACCACCAATAACAGAATGATTTATTTTATTACAAAAACGTAATAACTCCCATTCGTAGTTAGAACCATTCATAACATTACGTCCTTTACCAAATGTCATTATAGATACAAGTTCATCATTATAATACAAACCATAATTTATTTTACTACCAACACTACCTTGTATATGATTGTCATTTAGGAATTTAGTTTTTATTTTGGTTGGTACTTTTTTAATAATACATTTTCTACCATATATCCTATTATCTGTCAATCCCAATAGATTTTTAATTCTACTTTTCACAATTTCTTTCTTATTGTCCCATTCGTCCTCAAATATGTGAATTAAACGTATCCCTTCTTTATTACATTCGTTTGTTTTATCGATATGATATATTTTGTCTTTGAATAAGTCACAATGATAATATAAACCATTTAACTCAAAACCTATATTCTTCTCTTTAACTAATATATCAATTTCTTTTCCATTTAATATATCTCTATCACTTGTTGTCACATCAAAACCTAAATCACTTATAAAATCAGATAACTCTTTCTCTTTGATTGATCTTAACTCACTCACAGGATTACATAGGGTACAACAATTTAAATTATTGTCAAAACGATAGAATAATAAACTTCTGTCAATGTCATAGTTTTGATTACACTTATCACATTCTAATGTAACATAACTACCCCTATCATTTATTATTTTTAATGTCTTATACTTTTTATTGAATTTTTTTAGTTTCGATATGATATTACTTTCTCTATTATTTTCTAATAATAAATTAGTGGATACACCATATTTTCTAATATTAGTTTTTCTCTTTTTTTCTTTTATACTATCTAACTTATTTGGGTTGGTGACACCTAATTTATTTTTAGTTTTATCTATAATGTATTTAGAGTCTTTGAATATGTTATCTACACCATATCTTTCTAAATTTGTCTCCCTAACTTTATCCTTAACTGTTTTAGTATTCATAGGATGTCCACCATATTTTTTAGTGAATGTATCCTTTATCTTTTCTCTCTGTTCCTTAGATTGGTTATTACATTTTACTGAACAATATACTCCATACCCCTCTTTTAAACTTTTTTTAAATTTTAATTCCTTACCACAATTCCCACATTCTGGTTGTTCTATTATATTATTGATAAATAAAAATATCTTTTCTTTGAAGGGTAAATCATTGTTTAATTTATTTTTTTCCACAAATAAATTAATATTGTCGAAAATATCTTTATAATTTTTTTTAATAAAATCTTCTCTGGTTTTATTTCCCGATTTATTATCTGATAAAAAAAATTTTTTATAATCCATTTTTTTAGAAATTAAGATATTTATTAATAAAGGTAAGAAAAAAAAATGATACTTACAATAATAAATATTAAAAAACTATAAAAAATGGCAGATTTATTAATGAGAATGCCTGTTCCTTACGAACCGTTAAGAAAGAATAGGTTTATTTTGAGATTCCCAGATGAATTGGGGATTCAAGAATGGTGGGTTTCTACAACATCTAGACCTAAGTATACAAGTACGGAAGTAGAAATTCCTTTCTTAAATACATCTACCTATGTAATCGGTAGATTTCAATGGGAAACTATTTCAGTTACATTTAGAGATCCAATCGGACCTTCCGCAACACAGGCGTTGATGGAGTGGGTACGTTTACATTCTGAATCAGTAACGGGTAGACAAGGTTACGCTGCGGGGTATAAGAAAGACGTAGAATTAGAAATGTTAGACCCAACTGGTGTTGTTGTTCAGAAATGGATTTTACAAGGAACTCAATTGAATGACGCAGATTTCGGAGGTTTAGATTATTCATCTTCAGATTTGGCGGATATTTCTTGCACGCTCCGGTTTGATAGGGCGATAAATGTATTTTGAGATTCCTTCATCGAATATAAGACTTTCCCTTTTATGTATATATTTATATATAAAAGGGATTTTTTATGCAATTTAAATGTGAAATATGTGATAAGGAATATGATACATTATGGAGTTTATCTTCTCATAATGTTAAAAAACATAAAATTAAACCGCAAGAAACTTTTATTAAACATAATTTAGAAGGTAAAACACCTGAATGTAAATGTGGTTGTGGTGAGACACCAACATTCTTAGGAATTCAAAAAGGGTTTAGAGATTATATTAGAGGTCACGCATCTAGAATTAACAATAATTGGGGGCATAATGTTGACGCACAGAAAAAATCTAAAGATACACAAAGAAAGTTATATGGGTCAGGTGAAATTATAATATGGAATAAAGGGTTAACCAAAGAAGATGACGAAAGGTTAGATTATGGGGATAAGATAAGTTCTAATTTAGAAAGGAATGAAAAAATTTCAAAGTCACTTAAGGGTAGAAAACGTCCACAGTATGTTTTAGATAAACTTAATGAAGGTATGAGAGAATACTGGAGTAAGGAAGAGAACAAAGAAAAACAAAGTATTTTACAATCCAAAAGAGTAAAAAATAACCATCACAAAAATAAAACTTTATTAGAAAATTATTTTGAGTCTATACTAATAAAATTAAAGTTAAAATATATATCTCAATATACAATATGTGGTTATAATTTTGATTTTTATTTACCTAAATATGACTTAGTTATTGAGGTTGACGGTGATTTTTTTCACTGTAACCCAAAAAAATATCCAGAAGGTCCTATATATGAATCACAAACTAATACAATAAATAATGATAAAATAAAAAATAATATCTGTGATAAAAGTAATGGTATAAGATTACTAAGGTTTTGGGAAGACGACATCAACAATAATATTGAGTGGGTGATTGATGAGATTAAAAAACATATAATTTAAAATTTTTTTTCACATAACCTTTTTATCCTAACAAATAATCCGTATATTTATAAAAAAAATATAAGTATATGGATTTTTCTTTTTTCACCACTGACAATAAATCTGGTTATAAGACTAACGAAAAGTGGTTTTCAAAAAATTATGTGGGTGAATATGATAATATTATAAATTATTGTTCTCCGTATGAATTATCAACCTTTAAAGAAAAGATATGGTTTTATTATCATAAACTATTAGAAGTCCCAAATTGTAGTTGTGGAAAAAAAACTAAATTCAGTAATAGGTTAGATAGGGGTTATAATGAATTTTGTTCACTTTCTTGTTTCAACAGTAATAACAGTGAAATGGTGAAAAGGATAAAAGATACGAATCAAAAAAAATATGGTGTAGATTATTATACACAAACTGAAGATTTCATAAAAAAACAAAAAAATACAAAAAAGGAAAAATACGGTGATGAAAACTACAATAATAAAGAAAAAATGTTGTCAACTAAATCATCTAAGTATGGAAATATAGGTTATAATAATTTTGATAAATATAAACAAACTTGTATGAATCTTTATGGTGTTGACAATTATTCGAAATCAGAAGAATTTAGACAAAAACTTAAAGAAAAAATAAATGAGAGGTATGAAGAATTAAACATTATTAATATTTCAAATGACTTAACATCTTTATCGATTATTTGTGATAAATGTGATGAAACATACGAAATTACACAAAATTTACTAAGGGAACGAAAAAAACATAACTATGAGTTATGTACAAACTGTAACCCAATAGGTATGTCATCATCCTCTTCATATGAAAACGAATTATATGAAATTTTAACCCATTGGGGAGTTGGGGTGGAAAGACATAAAAAAATAAAAGGTGATAATAGAGAAATAGATTTGTTTATACCGAGTCACAACATAGGTATAGAAATTAATGGGTTATATTGGTACAATGAACTTTTTATTAATAAAGATTATCATTTTGAAAAAACAAAATTATGTAGAGATAATGGTATTGATTTAATTCACGTTTTTGAGGATGAGTGGTTATGGAAAAAAGATATTGTATTATCTGTATTAAAAAATAGACTTAATAACATAAATAAAAAAATTTATGGTAGGAAGTGTGATATTGTTGAGATTAGTTCCTCTATTAGTAAAACATTTTTAGATGAAAATCATCTTCAGGGTAACGTAAATACAACATTAAAATTTGGGTTATTACATAATGATGAATTGGTGTCAGTAATGACATTTGGGAAACGTAATGGTATAGGTAATGGTGAGGAATGGGAATTAATAAGATTTTCCAATAAAATAAATTATAATGTGATAGGTGGGGGATCAAAATTATTTAAGTATTTCTTAAAAAAAATTAACCCTAAAATAGTAAAATCGTATTCCGATAATAGATGGTTTAGTGGGGGATTATATGAAAATTTAGGTTTTAAATATATACACGAAACAAAACCTAATTACTGGTATGTGAAAAATGATATGAGATATCATAGACTAAACTTCAAAAAAAATCGGTTGGTTGGTGAAGGTTTTGATAAAAATAAAACTGAAAAACAAATTATGTTCGATAGAAAAATATATAGGGTGTACGATTGTGGTAATAAACTATGGTTGTACGAACATATCATATAAAAATTATTTAATTTCATAAAAAAATCCTTATCATTAGTTTGGTCGGGATTTTTTGTTATTTGAGTATATTTATTAGTATATAATAGTATTTAAAAAGATGGTATGAGAAAAATTAATAATATTAATGAACAAATAGGTAGAATGAAGTCCCTATTTACCGAAGAAAGAATGTTCGGTAATCTTGTGGAACAAGAAGAAAAAGAACTTGAGACTATTGAAATTATAGGAGATACCCCCAAAGTCAAACAAAATACTGATACACCAAAAGAAACTGAAACTGAAGAAGAAGTTAACTTAGATAAAAGAGGTTGTATAAAACACATAAAAGAAAAATTTAAAGAAGTTAATAGTTCTGGTGACGCACCAAAATGGAAACTTGATAATCCTAAAAGTGTTAAGACTATTGAATCGTGTTTAAAAACACATTATGAAACATTCCAAAAAGAGGGAATTTTTAAGGTGGGCGATGAGGCAGAAAAACTAATTGACTTATTGGAATTAAAAATAGAAAAACCTAAAGAGGTTGCGGATAAAGATATCATTCAGATTAAAAATGATAAAGGTCGAGTTGTAATGTTGATTAAAAATGTTAAGGATAACCTATATAGATTTAGAGGTAACAAAGGTGAGGTTATATTTGATAGTGCGAGGTCAGGTGGAGTAGGAAAGGTTAAATATTTCGATCCTCAGGTAGAAAGGTTTATAAGAAATCAGATGAGTTTGGGTAACAAAAAAATAACTATCAACAAAGGAATGAACACTAAAGGACTCGATGTGGGGTCATTTACTGTAAATTAATATATGAGTAAAAAAATTATCATATCAGAATCACAGTACAGACGTGTCTTTTTAAATGAACAATCTTCTATTGATGATATTATAGTATATTTTAACGAAGATAAGGGTAATGTTATTGAACAAACCGCAAGACTTTATAGATTGTGGGCAAATTCTACAAAGCGGTATTCTTACACATACGGTAAGAATAGTTCGTTTGATTTGGACGCTAGTAAAAAACCTGCGAATAGTGGGACATTTGATAAGTCTTTTTCTATTGGTAAATCTCAGTTTGATAAAGATTGGTTAATAGTACCTAAAGAAAATGATTTCCTTTTATTCACTAAAGGCGGTAGAACAATATATTCTGTTTTAACTAAAAAAGTTTTACCTAATGAGTTATCAGAACAAGATATTTTCTATCGTTTAGAGAGGGGTGAAGTTATAAAAGATGTTAAAACTATATCAGAAATTAAAAATATTTATTCTTCTCCTTACACTAAGAAAGCAACTAATGTAGTGCAAAAAGAAAAAGAATCTGACGTAGAAAACAAATTAGTTTCTTTTAGAGATACTATAGATTATTTAGAATCACTTGGGTTAGGGGTAAATGGTTTAATCCCATATAAGAAAAATCAAACCTTTAATCAATCGGAAGATATCCCCTCTACGAACTATTTATTTGCAAAAACCGCGATTAATGGAATTAAGTATTTAACTGATTTAATTGCGGGCAAAGTAATAACAGGTAGTAAGGGTGCGACAAGTATATGTGTTACAAAATTAGATAGTGGGTGTAAGAGTAGCAATCCATATGTCACATCAAGTACTTACAACATAAACTTATCTAGAATTTTATCCAGTTCACCCATAGAAACAATATATGGTAAATATCCCGCATCTTGGATAATGTATGATTATGGGTTTTATTTTAATTGGGAAAAAATTAAAAAAGATCTGGAAAGTACATTCCAAACAGATAAATACGCATATAAAAGTAGTTTATTTTCTGATGGGTGGTGGAATTATTTTACTCAAACATATGGTGTAGGATCTAAAGGTAGTTTCTCACAAATAAAATCGGCAATAAATAAAATATCTTATGATGATTTTGATAAGGTAAGTACTATTAATAAATATGATGATAATAAAAGTGTTTGGGGGTATTTAGGTGATTGTTTTAGTGATTATCACTGTGTTTTAGATATAGCATCAATAGCCACTTTGGCTATTCCCGGTGTTGGTTTAGCAATTAGTTCGGGAATCGACTTTGTAAATGCAGCATCCTATGGTGTTGAAGCATATAATGCCGATACTGAAGAAGAAAGGGATGGGGCATTAATTGCTGGTACACTTACTTTGTTTGGTGGTTTATTAGGTGGTGGAGTTGGACAAACTAAGAGATTAGTGACTAGGGGTAACGCAAACCCTAATATTTATCAGTACGCTGATGAAGTTATGGATAGGGTGAAAAAAGAAATTCCTGATGCTAAAAATCTAAAAGAACTTGACCCAACTAAAGGTAGTCTCATACAAAGAAACTTTAATGAAAAACAAATACCTGAAAATTTAACTAAAATCTATAAAGAAACTGCGGAAAAATATGGATTAAAAGAAAATGATATTTTAGTCGCACATGACATACTTAAAGATTTTAGTAAGATTGATATTAATCTTGCGAAAAAATATACTGAAGCTTTGAACGCTTTAACCAAAAGGGTCGATAGAGCGAGTTTATTTAAATTCGCCAAGAGACCTGAGTTTCAAAAAATGTTAATAAATAATAATGGTGATGTTATTGTAACATTAAATAAGTATATGAAACTAGTTGCAAAAAAAGAAGCGAT